AGCAGGCGTGAACGGCGTGGATCGCCGATACGCATCGGATCGTCTTCGTCGGATTCCATCGATTTCAGGACGGCGTACATATCTGGGGCTGCGGAGATGAGGTGTGTGTTGGCCTCATGGACGCCGCGGTCACGCGTGGACCGCCACCGCTGAGAGCTGTCCCTGCGGTCTTTAGTCGTTCCAGTCTCCGCGATGACGAACTCAGAGCAATCATCAAACCATGCGCCTTCCCTGAACAACTCAAGCCAAAGACCTGAAGATGTGGAAGCCTCGCGAATTAGCCACGGCCCGGGCGTAAACTTCTCATCAGCCACGCCCCACCCCCTTCGTAGCCGCGTATCCCCCCGGCCCTTCTCCGTCCAGCGCCTGCGGAGTGATTTCAGCCAAAGCCCTGCGGATCATGCCTGCTGTCTCCTCAGCCGACAGCTTCGTCGGTTTGGCATCCAGCCATGCTAAAGCCGCTTCCAGTGCCAGACGGATGCGTCTCTGCCTCAACATGCCATCGGTTCTGGCGATCAAAGACATCTGCTCAGGCGTGCGCTGAACAAGATCGTCGGCCGATACCGCTCGATAGCGGCGCTTCGATCCATCAGGGCACTCGAAGAAAGCGTGCTCGTTGCGAGGCTTCCCGCAGTTAAAACACGCCAGCCATTGCCTCGCCTCTGATTCCTGTCTCTGCTGCTCGCCCAGCCATGCCACCACGATTGGGTTGATCGGCGCTTCAGTGCGTTCCATCATTTGCCTCCTCCACAATCTGCCAGTCATCAGCGAGCAATTCATTCGTCAGTATGTTAGTTCCTACGCCAGTTTCATCCATGACCGATACGAAGCCCGGAGGCGTGTAAAAGAAGCTATTTTTCCATATCGCACGCTTCACCTTTTTGCCTTCCTGCATCCACCTCACCGCCTGCTTGATATCAGCCATCTCTCTGCTCTTTCCTCTCTGTGTGCTACCGGGGTGCGTAACGGTTCAGGTACGCCAGCACGATCTGACGGATCAGCTTGCCCACCGACATATCTTTGGTGGCTGCGCAGGCGTCCAGTCGTGCGCGCATGTCGGCGTCGAGCAGCAGGTTGAACGCCTTCATTTAACCTCCGCGCGGCGCAGGTAAATGTAGAGCCATTCTCCGATTGTCTTGGTTGAAGCCACGTATCCCGGCTTGAGACGTGACATCCTGTAAGAAAGGGTCTGCCGCAGAGAGCCGTACTGTTTTGCGGTTATGGGAGGCAGTCGCACAGCTTGGCCTTCTTTCAATTTCAGGACCTGGGCGAGAATAGGGTCCCATTGCCTCCGCCCCGGACCCAGGTCAGGCAACTTCACGATTTCTCCGTCTGCAAAAGCCATACCTCCTCCATGCATCATGCATAGCGCATGTGCAGGAATCGCGCAAGCGAATTCTCACTTATTTTCGGCACCTGCGGTAACCGGCGCGAACGGGAGGATATCGTCGCATGGCCGGGTTGACACAAACCCGCATCTGAGTCAACATTGGAAGCGCGGGGTTGGCTACGCAGAGACGCTTGCCTAAGCATCAACCGCCTCAAAGTCGCAAACCCGCCGCCCCGCGTATTTTTTCCGATCTCTTATGAACTTGAGCAGCGCAGACCGACCACGACCGCTCACCCATCCGGGTGTAGCGCAGTCTGGACAGCGCACTCGCCTCGGGCGCGAGGGGTCGCAGGTTCGAATCCTGTCACCCGGACCAATTCTTTGGGGATGTGGTGCTAACGGGAGCATTCCGGTTTCGCACTCCGGCGGTCAGGGTTCAATTCCCTGCATCTCCACCAAAACGCGAACTACGCGAACAGCCACGGCTTAAAAGCGTGCTGGCGTAGCTCAATTTGGCAGAGCAGAACTCCCGTAAAGTTCAGGTTGCAGGTTCGATGCCTGTCGCCAGCCCCAGAGCGGCCATCGTCCAACGGTAGGGCTTTGGTCTTCCAAACCAAGTATGCCGGTTCAAGTCCGGCTGGCCGCTCCAATGCATCCAAGCGGGCGAGAGGTAGAACATGCTGACGCTCGTCTTTCTGGTGTTCTTTCTGGTTCTTGAAGCCCTCGCGGCTTTCTGGCAGCCCAATCCGCCGCGCGTCAACCTGATTGCGGCCGGGCTGGCGTTTCTGGCGCTGGCGCTGATTTTCGGATCGGCCGGGGTGCATCCGCTGTTGCGCTGAATCCGTGGTAGAGTGGAGAGGCAGCGGCGCTCAGGTCGCGCCTGAGTGACAATTCTGATCGAAAGAACCAGCGAAAGCGTGGATGGAGCATTCCTGGTAGCCGGACGCGGCGAAAAATCAGGTCAGACGGACGGATCCCTCCAGTTGTAACGGTTCAGCCTGCGTGATGCCCGCAGGGATGAGAGGGTCAGTGGTTAGTCCCCATCGGTCGGCAACGCTTGCAGGAGCGACCCGGCCCGCTGCATTGAAATCCAATGATCCTCGCCCTTCTTATCGCCCAGCTGGCCGTCTCCGCAACCCCGCTCTCTGCCCCGATCTCGCTTCAGGGCATCGTTGCTCCAGTAACAATCCCATCCAACGCCGTCTCTTATGCCTCGCTGGAGCGTCAGACAGGCTGGACAGGCGATTCCGGCTCTGACGTGGCTCCTCACCCTCCGACAGCCTTTGCAATCGTTCCTGCAGGCGGTGGAGGCGCAACAATGACCCTTCAAACAACGGGCACGGCAGGGATTTATACAGGCTGGATGGCGAAAAAGACTGTTGCAGTCTCAGGAACGCACGATTTGCTGCGCGCAACGTATGAATTCACAAGCGTTACCGGGATACAAGCCTGGGAAGTAGGCCGACGCAAGACGAATTCCGCAGGCATCACGGACAACGGCCAGACGCAGCTCGTTCCGATTGCCGGCTCAAAGCTCGAATTCGACATCGTGCCCTCTAGCGCAGGCGGCTGGAAGGATACAGGCTGCAGATTCCCCGCATTCACGGCGAACACGCTCTACGACGAAGACCTCTACTTCGTGAGCGATTCCAACGGCGCGTTATCGCTGGAATACGTGAGCCTGAACGGCTCGATCTGCATGATTCCACAGTCATTGCAGCATATTGCCGGCATAGCTAAAGGCTGGTCAAAGAACGAGATGGTAGTAGCTTTCCAGCCTGACGCGAATCCGAAGGCTATTGCTTACGGGGCGACGGTGACGATGAGCGCGTGGACGTGGTAGAGTCGTGTCAGAGTAAAAAATCAGTGGATACCAGCGAATCGGAAATCGCGGAACGTTGGGGCTATCGCCTTTTTCGCGATCTCTCAAATTCACGTCGATACCGAGAGCTTTTGCGAAGTCTTCATATTGACGGCAGGTCTCAGCAAATAGATTCGATTCGAACTGCTGCTCTTGCTGATGAATCAGAGGCTCATAGGACCTGAAGATTGGTGAAGGGCCTAACCGGGTGGACTCTCTAGAACTTTGACAGGGTCGAAGAGAGTTCGCCCTTGGTTCTGCGGCCCTCTCAAGCGCCATTTGCCACCGTTAAGCATAACAGTCAGTTTCGCGACTCAGGATAGAAGCGGAGGCGCATGGTTGCGACTCAATCGAACCTTTGGAGGCGGCGCTTCATCGAACAGAGCTAAACAGCAACTTCCTCTTGCATTCCAGCCTGTCTGCGGTAGAATCCGGCTGTGGAAAGCAGCTTACGCAGATTTACAATCCAGTTCACTTCGGGTGAGACTCGAGTCATCGAGGGCCACCAAATCAGTTTTGGTGACGGGTTTGCCGTGGTGATTCACTTTGGCGACAATGCCGATGCCGATCGGGCTGTATACCTCCCTGTCTTCCTGATTGCCAGCATTGAGGACCTGCGGTTGTGACGATCCGCGAAAAGAGGCCCCGACCGAAGCCGGGGCTGGGAGAACAGTCGGGCAAGCCTAACTGAAATTGATTTGCGCGCTTACGGTGCGGCCGGTAGCTGCCGTGACGGTATCGGTATTCTGAGCGGTCAGCGGTGGGGTTGCGGTTCCATCCTGGTCGGTGAACACGCCGCCTGTGCCTGTGACAGTGACCGAGCCGGCTGAGACGCCAGTAATAGTCGCTGTGCCGTCGCCGTTGTCCACAAGCGTTGCCACAGTCGTATTGTCGATGGTGTAAGCGGGTGGAGTTGAAAGAGTTGCGCCTGGAGTGACGGTAGTGCCGTCAGCTTCGAGCGGAACGAAGGTTGCGGTCAGCGTTGATCCGACCGCCTGCGTGCCGGGATTTGCCATAAAGCCTCCGAAACGGATTTCCGCCGAAGCGGTGTGGTGGGTGAGATGGTAAAGGATTCTGCGGAACAAAAGCCCGAGTTCGTGAACCTCTTTGCTCAACTTCGCGATCTCGGCGAGTACAAGACGGTCGCGGTTCATGCCGCAAAGAATATAGCACCCTTCCCAGCCCATCGGGGATAATTGCTTGACACCCCACATTCATTGCGTTAGCGTTACGGCGTACGCCACCCATGCTGTGCGGTTCCGAGCGCCGAATTCAAGGCTCGGTCCCCTTCATGAATAACAACCGTGTCTTCAATCTGACCCGCGGCTACTCACTCAAGCATAAACAGGCTCTCCGAGCGGTGGACCAGTGTTCAGCGACCTGGATCGAGTTCGGTATATCGATTCGCGATCTGACGCTGGCAGAAGCAATTGCAGCCAGAAATGCTCAGGCGAAGCTGCAGGAAGCGTTTCCGCTCACAGAAATTCCCGGCCTTCGCTACGAAGCTCCGGAAACCAAACGCGATTCAGAGTTCTGGGAAAAGCGCGTAGAGGCGATTCGCGCTACTGGCGCGTTTGTTTCTAATGCGATTCAGTGAGACATATGCTACAGTTGTCTCATGGCGACTCTTAATCTTCGCGGCGTTCCAGATGGAGTTTACAGGTGGCTGAAAGTACGATCCGCTGAGGCTGCTTTGACTCTCAGGCAATTCTGCATCGACTTGCTCAGGCAGAACGAATGATTGACTGGACTCCTGAACTCGAAGACAGCATCGTGGAAGCGCTGGTCACTGAATCTCTCCGCAAAGTGTGCAGCCATAACAGCAATCTGCCCGATCGCACAACGATTCAGCGCCACATCGCGCAGAACGAAGAGTTCGCAACCAGATGCGCGCGCGCGAGAGCTGAACACGCGCGCTACCGCCTTGAAATGGTTGAAGATGACGTTGACACTTGCGACGCTGAGAACGCGCGGGCGGTTCAGGTGAAAGTCGGTTTCGCTCAGTGGCTTGCAACCCGGTTGCTGTCAAAGGAATACGGGGACCGGACCGAGTTAAGCGGCCCCGGGGGCGGCCCAATTCAAGCGGAAATCACCATCAACCTCGTGGAAACCAGTGGCAATCGAGGTTGATTTCCCGAAGGAACTCGTCTTTCTCTTCGAGCACCATCCATTCAAGGTTTTGTATGGTGGCCGAGACGGCGTAAAGAGCTGGTCGATTGCTCAGGCGCTGCTGCTGTTAGGTACAGGCAGAATGCCAGGCTGGCCCGCTCCGCTGAGAATCCTGTGCGGCCGCGAAACGATGGACTCGATTCGGGAATCGGTGCATCAGTTACTCAGCGATCAGATAGCTCGGCTGGGCCTGGACGACTTCTATCATGTGCTGCAGTCAGAGATTCGCGGACCAGAGTCGCACCGCACCGAGTTTGTATTTGCTGGCTTAAGGAAGCAGACGGTTTCCTCGCTCAAGTCTTACGAGGGAATCGACATCTTCTGGGGCGAGGAAGCGAGCATGGTCAGTCGGCGCAGCCTGACGATTCTGCTGCCCACGATTCGCAAGACCGGCTCAGAGATTTGGTGGAGTCTGAATCCGGATCTCGAAACTGACCCCGTTTATCAGGATTTCGTCATCAATCCGCCCAAAGGGGCGAAGGTTTGCAAGACTTCCTACCACAACAACAGATGGCTGAGTCCTGAATCGCGGCAAAAGATCCAGACGCTGCAGGCACGCGATCCTGATACTTTTCACCACGTTTACGAAGGTGCCACGCGCTCAACAGTCGAAGGCGCGATCTACAAAGCAGAGATTCAGGCAGCGGAGAATGCAGGCAGGATCAGAGCCATTCCGCACGATCCGATGATGCCGGTCGATACCTTTTGGGACCTGGGATTTGCAGATCGGGTGGCGATCTGGTGTGCGCAGAGAACGCCTTTTGAGATTCGCGTGCTGCGCTACTTTGAAGGCGATCATCAGGCTATCGACTACTATCTTAGAGAGATGCAGACCTGGGGATACGTCTTCGGGACGTGTTTCCTGCCCTGGGATGGCGGGACAAAGAGTCTGGGAACAGGCAAGTCGATTGAAGAGATTATGCGAGCCAAAGGTTTCAGGGTTCGCGTCAATCGGCAGCTGAATGTAGCGGACGGCATCAACGCAGTGCGGACGATCTTCCCGCAACTCTATTGGGACGCGGTTCTCTGCGCTGATGGGCTGCAGTATCTCAGGCGTTACCAGTGGGGCCCGGCAACGGCTTTAGGAGTTCCGCGCAGCCAGCCGTTGCATGACGACGCTTCGCATCCAGCGGACGCGCTCAGGACGCTTGCGGTAGGGATTCAGGAGCCTGAAAGGGAGCGGCAACCCATTCCGCATCAGGAGTTTTACGGCTCAGATGGATGGATGGCATGAGATCGGAAGCTTAAAGGAGACATCATGGGACGTTCGACCGCAGCGGGTTCGCCCGTCATCGCGCATCAGGGTTCGTTTGACAACTCGGCAGCCAAAGACCTGCGTGACGCCTTTTGTCAGGGCGATTTCGCTATTCTGACCGGAAGCGCCGATGTTCTGGCGTTTCCCGGCAATACGCAGCTCAACGGCTCAGGAATCGATGCCTGTACGCTGGCGACGCCGCTCTCGGGGCATCAGCCTGCTGGCGACGATGGCAAGACGCTGTTTGTGATGGACAACGGCGGCCACGCGCATACCATCACGACCGCGGCAAACGCAATTGTGAACTCCAAGCACATTCTGACGTTCAACGGCACGGTGGGCAGCAACGTCACTTTGATGGCGATGTCGGGCGTCTGGGTGGTGGTTGGAACGGCGCTGGGCGTCGCAGTCAGTTAAGGGAGGAATCATGGCAAAGCTCAACGCAGCAGCGCGGCGCAGCATTCCGAAGAGCGAGTTTGGGCTGCCAGGCTCGCGCAAGTATCCAATGCCGGATAAAAGTCATGCCGCGAACGCGAAAGCGCGCGCTACGCAGCAGGTTGCAGCTGGCCATCTGAGTTCTGGGGCTGCGGCGAAGATACGGGCGAAGGCTAATCGCGTTCTGGGCGGTGGAAAATGAGGAAATGGCTCGGATTAACGTTTCTGCTGCTGGCGTCTCCCCTCTTTGCCGCCCCGCTGACCATTCAGGTGACAATTGGGGCATCCGCTACTCAGTTAAGCTCGACAGTGCAGAAATGCAGCTGGTTTGCGGTACAGAACAACGCAGCCCACACTATCCGGATCGGCGATTCGACTGTTACGAGTTCGCGAGGAACGGTTTTGCTGGCCGGGCCTGGGGGTGGAAGCTGGCAACCGCCTCTGACTCAGCCTGCTACGGCGTTCGATCTGTCGCAGTGGTATGTGGCTGGCACGCAGAACGATGTGGTTGACGTGATGTGCTACACGGTGAACTTCTGATGGCCTGGACCGCTCCCAAAATACAGGCGTTGCTGCTCAAGCTGCCTAGCCCGGCAAAGAACGGCCCCATCGGAGTCAAGACGCATCCGGTCTATACCTCTCCGCGCGCTCTGGCGGCTGCTTCACAGGGCAGCGGGTTTGGGAAGCCGTAATGCCCTGGACGCGGAAGCAGGTCAAGTTGCTGCTGTCGCAATATTCGCCGCTCAATCCGGCGCAGAAGTCCAAGATGCACCGCGAGTTACATGCCGACCCGGCAATGGGCCATGCGAAAAAGGGAAGTCAGGAGCTCAAGAAAAATGGCTAAAAAAGAGATGCGCAGGATGGAGATCGAGCCCGCGGAGAATGGCGGGCACACGGTCACGCACCACTACCGCGAGGCAGTGGGCAAGGGCGGGATGAGCGGTTCATATCAGGAGCCGGAGCAGCACGTCTTCGGGGCGAACGAAGGCCACGAGATGCTGGCCCATGTCGCCAATCATCTGGAGATTCCGGAGATGGAAGACGACGAAGAAGACGAGCCTGAAAAGCTGAGCCACGAGAAGGCGTCGAAAATCCGCGAAAAGGCCAATGCCCGATAACGGATTGCCGGAAGATGATGATTTCATGGGCCTGGCGCGCAAGCGATTCGCCAGCGCCTATGAGGATGAGAAAGAGCTAAGGACCGAGTTTGTCAACGATCTGAGGTTCGCATCTCCGGGCGGAGAAGGCCAGTGGGACCCTCAGGTCAAGTTGCAGCGCGAGCAGGCCGGCCGGCCTGCAATGGCGTTCCCGCGGTGCCATACATTCGTGCAGCAGGTCGCGAACGAGGCGCGGCAGAACAAGCCGCAAATCAAGTTCGCGCCCGCTCTCGATGCCGACAAAGAGACAGCGGAGATTTACGAAGGCCTGGCGCGGCACATTCAGTACGACTCTGATGCTCAGATTGCTTACGATACAGCGGTTGAGTACAGCGCTGGTGGATCGTTCGGATACTACAGATTCCTGACCGAATACGCCGACGACGATACCGACGATCAGGATTTGAAAGTTGTTCCGGTTCTCGATCCTCTGATGGTGTATGGGATTCTGGTTCCGACCTGCTTCCACCGCGCTCCGAAATACGCTTTTGTGACGGTGGACATCCCGAAAGAGGAGTACAAAGTCCTTTATCCGAAGACGGAACTGGATTCAATTCCCTGGGAGGAGGCGGAACGGCGCGGGAACGGCTGGGTAGGTTCAGACTACGTTCGCATCGCCGAATACTGGTGGGTGACTGAAGGCAAAGGCAAGCGCGCCAAGCCGAAGGTTAAGGTCTGCAAGATCAACGGATTCGAGATTCTGCCTGACAGTGAGACAGACTGGGCTGGATCATCGATTCCGATTGTCCCCGTTTTAGGTAAGCAGATGATCATCGAGGGCAAGCCCAAACTCTACTCTGTGGTGCGGCCGCAGAAGGCTGCCCAGCAGCTGATCAACTATTCAAAGTCGAGGATCGCGGAAACGCTTTCGACGTCGCCCATCTCTCCGTTTATGGTGGCGGAAGGCCAGATTAATGGTTATGAGAAGCAGTGGGCGAATCTCAATACTCAGCAGACGCCGTTTCTGACTTACAAGGTCGTGGACAATTCCGGGCGAGAGGTTCCTCCGCCCGCCCGGCAGACCTTCGAGCCTCCTATTCAGTCGCTTTCCGCGTTTGTGGCGCAGGAGGTAGACGACATGAAGGCCACGACAGGGATTTTCGACGCTTCGCTGGGGCAGAATGGCAACGAAACCAGCGGACAGGCCATTGCGCGGCGTCAGCAGCAGGGCAATCTGACCACGATGCACTTCATGGATAACCTGTCGCGCTCGTTCCGGCAGGGCGGCGACATCATCGCTGAGATGATTCCGCTGATTTACGACTCAGCCCGCGAGATTCACATCCTGGGCATCGACGAAGCGCCTAAAGTGGTGCAAATCAATAAGGAATATCAGGACGAGACAGGCCAGACCAAGATGCACGACATGACGAAGGGCAAATATAAGCCCATCGTGACAGTCGGCAAAGCCTTTGATTCCAAGCGCATGGAAACCTTTGACACCATGCAGCAGGTTCTGGCTACGCAGCCCGGGTTGCTGAACGTAATTGGCGATATTTTCTTTGCGAACTCTGATCTGGCCGGCGCGGATCAGTTGGCGGAGCGGTTTAAGAAGATGCTCCCGCCGCAGTTGCAGGACAACCCCTCGGCAGTGCCGCCTGAGGCGCAGGCTGCGATGGCGCAGGCACACCAGCAGGTACAGGCGTTACAGGCCGAACTGCAGAAGGTGATGCTGGAGCGGCAGGGGAAAGTAATCGAGCACCAGGGCAAGATGCAGCAGATTCAGACTCAGGCGCAGGCCGACATGAGCCTGGAGAAGATGAAGCTCGAAAACGCCTTGGCGATCGCTGAAGTGGAAACGAAGGCGCAGAACCTGAATGAGCGCATGAAGGCCGTCGAGGACATGATGAGCCAGTTCCACTCTCAGGCTCACGATGTGGCAATGCAGGCCGCAGCGGCTCAGCAAGCCCAGGTTATGGCGCAGCAGCAAGCCGCGAGTCAGTCGGCGCAGAGCGCGCAGGATGCGGCCCAGCAGCCTGCAGCGCCGAATGGTGCCACACCGCCTCAAGTTTAGTTCACGCCTGCTCGGCGCAAGAGCACAGAGGGAACACAATGGAACAGACGCCAGCGGCATCGTCACCCGCAGAAACACCTGATGTATTCAATGGGCAGCAACCCAGCCTGAGCGAGTTTTCTGAGTATCGCGAGACCGGGAAGGCGCCTGAGCGGTTCAAACCGGCCGAAAAAGCAGAATCGGCCCCTGCTGACGCGCCGGAAAGCACGGTGGACGCAGAAGAGAAATCCCAGGAGCCTCCGCAGAAGGGCGCTGAAAAGCGCATCAAGCAGCTTCTCGCGGAAAAGAAACAGGCTATCGCCGAAAAAGAGGACTTACAGCGCCGACTGGACGCTGCAAAACCGGGCGTAACGGCGGACCCGCCCCCCGTGCAGGCCAAACCTCCCGCTGAACCGGCCATTGAAGACCAGAACCCTGACGGAACTCAGAAATACAAGACTTACGAGGATTTCGTTAAGGCTCAGGCGCGATGGGAAGCGAAGCAGGAATTTGCCGAGCAGCAGCAGGCCCTCGAGGCTCGCCAGACTCAGCAAAAGGCGCTGGAATCGCTCCAGACCAAGTTGGACGATGCCCGCTCGCGGTACGACGACGCTGATCAGGTCATCTTTCCAGCGGCGGAACAGATTCGGACGGCCCACATCCCGCTGGCGATCAAAGAAGTCATCGCCGGCTCGGATGTGTTCCCGGACCTCTGTTACGTTCTGGGCGAAGATTCGGCAGAGTTTAAGAAATTCATTTCATTGGCACAGGCTAACCCTCGTGCTGCACTTGCTACCGTTTTCGAGTACGAAAAGGGGATCAGGGAGCAGTTCAGGAAGCCTGAACCTGATGGCGGAGTGGCTCCTGCCAGAAAAACCGCAGCTCCGAAGCCTGCTGTCCCAGTTGCGGGCGGCGGTTCCAGAGCTTTTGACGTGAGCGACGAAAGCCTTTCCCCGGAAGAATGGGCGCGCAAGCGCACTGCCGACCTGAAAAGGAGGGGGAAAGGTTGAGGGCGCTCAGGAGCACTTAAATGGCTAACAGCCTTCTGTCGCCCACCATCATCACGCGTGAAGCTCTGCGTATTCTTCACGCGAGCCTGAACTTCATCGCCAACTGCGATAAGCAGTACGATGATCAGTTCGCCAATTCCGGCGCGTCGCCGTCCGGCAAAATCGGTCCTTCGCTTTACGTCCGCATGCCGAACCAGTACACCGTCCGTACCGGCGCGACGATCTCTGTGCAGGACACCACCGAAACCAGCCAGGTCATCACCGTCTCGACCCAGAAGGGCGTGGATACCACCTTCACGTCTCAGGACCTGACGCTGACCATCGATGAATTCAGTGAACGCTACCTCAAGCCGGCCATGTCGGTTCTGGCTACCAACATCGAAGCCGACGCGCTGAATATGGTGCTGGATGTCTATAACGCGGTCGATGACAACGCCAACCCCATCACTTACAAGGACGTGGCGCTGGGTCGGAAGCTGCTCAACTACTCACTGGCTCCAGACGATGGAGAGCGGGTCGGGGTCATCGCCTCGACGCACGTTCCTTCCTACCTCGACGCCATCAAGGGCCTCTTCAACCCCCAGGAAGGCGTGGCGCGGCCGTATCTTACCGGCAAAATCGGTAAGGTCAACAACATGAACTTCTACGAGAACACCGTCATTCCCACATTCCAAACCGGAACCGCGGCCATGGTGACGGGGTATACGGTGACGGCGAACCAGTCGGGCTCGACCATCACCATCCAGACCGGTACCGCGACCTTCCTCAAAGGCGATATCGTGACGCTGGCTGGATGCTATGCGGTTCACCCTGAAACCAAGGCGAGCCTCGGTTACCTTCAGCAGTTCGTCGTGACGGCGAATTCCGGTGCCAGCGCAACCTCGCTGGCTATCTCACCGGCGATCGTCATCTCGGGAGCTGCGCAGAACGTAACCGGCTATCCCACGACCACTGGAGCAGTGACCAAGGTGGGCGGGGGGGCTTCGGCGCTGTATTCGCAGTCAGTGCTGTTCCATCCCGAAGCGTTCGCTTTCGTGACGGCGGATCTGGTCGATGTGACCAAATTCGGCGCATGGGGAGCACGCGAGGTGATGGACGGGATTTCGATGCGTATTGCCCGGCAGTACGACATCGTGAACGACAAAATCCCGTGCCGCATCGATGTGCTGTACGGCTACAAGACGCTCCGGCCGCAGCTGGCCTGCCGCGTCATTGCCCAGTAACTTCAGACGAGGAGAAAATCAATGGCAATTGGAAAGCAACTCAGCGACAACAACTCGTCTGGCACCGCACTTGGCCAGTCGTCCGCCGACACCATCGGCTTCTACGGCACCACCCCGGTAGCGCAGCGTTCAGCCTCGATTCAGGCCGCCTCCGTGGTTTCCGTGTCGTCCAACATCACGATTGCCGCCAGCCTCACGGCGTGGATCGTGGAAGTCACAGCGACCCTCACAGGATTGGGTCTCTGGGCTGGACACTCCTAAACAACAGGGAATGGGGCGGCTTCGGTCGCCCCGTTTCACGGGGTCGAATGAGCAAGAAAGTCGTATTCTGCACGCCTGCGCTCGATTCTCCTATTGAGCCCTATTTCGAATCGATGAAGGCTTCGCTTCCGCTGCTCGAAGAAGCCGGATGGGAGCACGCCTACGCTGCTCAGCGCGCCTGCCCCTACATCAGCGCGGCAAGAGCTAACATGCTGCGCTCCGCTCTGGACGCCCGGGCAGATGTCGTTGTGTTTCTCGATTACGACGTTTCATGGAGGCCGGGAGATTTGCTCAAGTTGCTCGAAACGGAAGGCGACGTAGCGGCTGGAACGTATCGATGCAAGACGGAAGACGGTCCGACAGCAGAGTTTTACATGGGAACGTGGGAAACGAATGCCGACTTCACGCCTCAGGTGCGGTCCGATGGCGCTATCAATGCTCGCCTCATTCCGGCGGGATTCATGAAAATCACCGCGGCTGGAGTCGATAAGTTCATGATGGAATACCCCGAGCTTTGTTATGGCCCGATGTACCACCAGTCCGTAGACCTGTTCAATCATGGCGTCCGCGACCGCATCTGGTGGGGCGAGGATTATGCGTTCTCGCGGCGCTGGAAAGAGAAGTGCGGCGATATCTGGATCGTGCCGGACCTGAGCGTCGATCACCACGCTGGCGGCAAGGTCTATAAAGGCAACCTGCATCAGTTTCTGCTGCGCCAGCCGGGAGGAAGCCTCCATGAACCTTAAAGAGATTGAAGAAAAGCAGGCTGCGGACCTCAGCACGAATGCATGGCTGAGGGAAGTGTGTCTTCAACTGGCGAAGCTGAATGAGAAGCGCGGCCCTGGGCGGCCGCCGCAGGGCTCGAAATGACAGCAACAAATGCCATCTCGGTTGCCGCGCTCGATCTGATCAACAGTGCCCTGCGGCTGCTGGGCGTGCAGGCGGCTGGAGAAACTCTGCCCATCAGCGATGCTAACGACTGTCTGGTCACGCTGCAACAGATGATCGACGCATGGAACGCTGACCGGCTGGCGATTTTTACCACCACATCCAACGATTTCCCGTTTGTGCTCGGCACGCAGTCTTACACGCTGGGTCCGGGAGGGAATTTCGACATTGAGCGTCCGGCGCGCATCGACGGGATGAGCGCGATTCTTCTGACTAATCCATCTAATCCCGTCGAAGTGCCGATTTACATGTGCTCGGTAGACTACTGGCAGGTCGAGATTCCGGTAAAGGTGGTCAACTCGTCATTTCCTCAGGTTTGCTATGACGATGGCAACTTCCCGCTCAGAACGCTGAATTTCTGGCCTATTCCGCAGTATGAGCAGAACAGCGTCCGAATCTATAGCTGGCAGCCCCTGACCTCTCCTGGCGCTCTGAATGCAGCGATCACCTTTCCGCAGGCATATTCCGAGGCTTTGCGGTTCAATCTGGCCGTGCGGCTGGCTCCTGAGTATGGCGCGCAACTCTCGCCGGTCATTCAGGCTATCGCCGTGAGTTCGCTTGCGGCTATCAAGACGATGAACGCGCCTGACTTAGCCCTGCGTTCAGACCTGATTGCTTCTCCGGCTGGCTATAACTACAAAGCAGACCTGTTCGGGATTCCTTACTGATGCGATTCGGATTCTGCGGATCGAGTTATACGTCGCGCTCCACTGCGGTGGCAGATGAAGAGATGATCAATCTCTTTCTGGAGACGCTGGAGTCTCAGGGAACGATTGCGCCAAAGAAGGCATATGGAGGGGCGACGGCTGGGCCGATGCAGATCCTCTACTACACGCCCGGCCTGAGCGTGTTTGCTACGATTCCCAGTCCTACGAGAGGATCGGTGACGAACGGAGTCAGAACGTTCTCTGTGGGCGGCGCCTCTCTGGTTGAACTCTTCGCAGACGGCACGCAGACCACACGCGGCGCGGTGGTTAACGACAATCTTCCGGTTTCGATGGTCTTTAACCCCATCCAGTTGTTCATCGTCTCCGCCGGGCACGCTTACTGCCTTGTCCTGGCGACGAATGTGCTCACCGAGGTTACCGCCCAATTGCAGGGCACGCCGATCAAAGGAGAGTTTTCAGACGGCTACTTTATCGCTCTGCTCGCTCCGAACATCCTGCAGTATTCCAATCCGCTGGACGGCACAACGTGGGACGCGAGCTTCATCGACGAAGTCTCCGTGTTCCCTGAGGCAGTAACGTCGATCATCTGCAATCACCGCGAACTCTGGGTTTTCGGAGGCAGGCACTTCCAGCCCTACCAGGATACGGGGTCAAACAATATCTTCGACGTGATTCCCGGGGCCATGATGGAGACGGGCAATCTGTCAACCTTCGGACCGTGCCGCGTCGATAACACAGTCTTCTGGGTGGATGAGAGCGAGCGTGGAGCGTTCTCGGCATGGCGGGCGAACGGCTACAGCCCGGAAAGAATCTCGACGCACGCTGTGGAACTGGCGCTTTCCTCCTATGCCAACACGGCGAACCTGGTGTCTTATGCCTACCAGGAAGCTGGGCACCTCTTCTGGGTGCTGTACATCCCCGGCGCGCCGTGCAGCTGGGTTTATGACGTTTGCGAGGGACTGTGGCACAAGCGCGCGTCCTTCGTCAGCGGAGCATACGGGCCGCACTTCAGTTGGAACCATGTCTTTGCGTTCGGCATGCACCTGGTAGGGGACTGGAATACCGGCAACATCTATCAGATGAGCATGGCAAACCTCACCGACAACGGCGCGGCGATTCGCAGACTTCGCCAGGCTCCCACAGTTGACGATGAAAAGAAGTGGATTCTTCACACTCAACTGACTATCGACTTCGAGACCGGCCTCGGTCCTCAACCCCCGTTCACGGATGGCGACGGAAATCCCCGGCAACCGCAGGCAACGCTGAGCTGGAGTGATGACAGGGGCCGGACATGGGGCAACGATCACATTCTCAACTGCGGATTCGCCGGCCAATACAGCACAAGGGTCGTACAGAGACGGCTGGGAAGGTCCAGAAACCGCGTTTACAGGCTCGTGATGACCGATCCCATTGCGTGGGTGGTTACTGATGCCTACCTGGATACGGTGCCGAGCGTATGAGCAGCCCAAATCTGGTCGTTTCGCCCACGATTTTGCAGGTCCCGGTTATCGACCCAAAAAGTGGGCGAGCGACGCCTATTTTCACCAAATGGCTGATCGCCGTAGCGAAGTCGCAGAAGACAGTCGTACTTTCGTTTGACCAGTCTGGCAATCTGCAGGCTCCCGTAGGGGCTCAGGCAACGCTGGCGGTACGTGGGATCGCCCTGACGACGCTGCTGGATCACCTGACGAATGTGGGGCTCCTGGACACTACCGACAGCATTGCGGTTGACGGGACAGGGCATCCTCTGGCGGGCGGAAAAGCCGCTTATTCCGCACTGGTCGTTTCCGCGCCAACAAGCGGTCAGGTTTTAGGCTGGAATGGAGCCAACTGGGTTCCTGTCACGCTCGCGGCAGGCGGAGTGACGCAGATCATTGCCGGAACCAATGTCTCCATCAGCCCCTCAGGCGGTACCGGGGCAGTTACGATCAACGCGGCGGGAGGAAGCAGCGGAACTCCCACGGCGACTGTAGGGCCAGCGGCCGGAACGGTCGGAGCAGAGACGCCTTCCGCAACGCTGGCTGCCGGCTCGACTGATTCGCGGGGACAGATTCAGATCGTTACCGGGACCGGACCCACCACAGGCATTCTGGCAACCATCAATCTTTCGGCTGCAGTTGGGTCTTTCGTCCTCATTTCCCCGGCCAACGGAGCCGCTATCGCAGCCGGCGGAGTAGCAAGCCAGGTATCGGCCCAGATGGTGACCTCGAGCGAGTGGACTCTGACAGCAGACCCGAACGCGACGCAGGCAGATGTGAATTTCATGGCATGGAATTATTGGGTGATTGCGTGACGATACGGTCTCGAGTTCTTGAAGTGGTGCAGCGAGAAGTGAGCGGAGTCGTCCTGCCCTCGACTCAGCTTGACCGGCTGGGACTTGATTCGCTGGAGACATTGAACCTGTTTCTTATGCTCTCGAAAGAGGTTGACGATATTCCCGACTCCGAGATTCCTAATCTACAGACGGTCGGCGACATCATCGGCTATCTGGAGCGCCAGTGACCTCGATTCAGGTTGAAAGCTGGGAAAAAGCCTTTCCTGATATCAAAGCCCTGTTTCCGGGGCACTGGAAAGAACTGGCGATGTTTCAGGAAGATATCCCGCTGGGCATCGATGAAGAGAAATATGCGGCGCTGGACAAGGCCGAAATCCTTCTTATCCTCACCGCACGCTCCGAGGGGAAGCTGGTTGGGTACTACTTCTGGTTCGTCATGCCGCACCCGCATTACTGCACGGCAGGTCCTATGGGGCTGACAGATATGTACTATGTGTTGCCTGAATATCGCGGCGGGACAGGAGCCAGGTTGTTCATCGCCAGCGAGACTGAGTTGCGGAAGCGGGGCGTCATCAAGGCGATCACCAGCTGCAAGTTGAGCGAAGACCATACAGCTTTTCTGGAATGCCTGGGATGGACCTGGAGCGATAAAACTTTTGTGAAGCTCCTGAAGGGGGAAAACGGATGTCCGTAACCGGCGGAATTCTGGCGGGCGTAGGGCTGGCGGGCAGCATCGGTGCCGCAGCTATCGGATCAAACGCGTCGCAGAACGCGGCGAGCACACAGGCCAATGCGGCTGACCAGGCGGCGCAACTTCAGTATCAGGCTTCGCAAAATGCGCTCGGATTCCAGGAGCAGGAATTCAATCAGAGCCAGGCCAACCTTCAGCCCTGGCTGCAGTCTGGCGCGGGTGCTTTGTCCAGCCTCGATTACGGGCTGGGCATCACTCCGCAGGCTATTGGGCAAACGAACTCGGTAGGGAACTTTACCGCTCCGGCGTCTTCGACCGCGGCGGCTCCGACCAATATCGGTTCTACGGTTCCTCGACCGTCTCCGCTGACTACGGGGCCTTCGGGTATCCAGTCTCCGAGCGGCGGACCTATTACGGCTCCGGGAGTCGGGAGTACGCTTCCCGGCGCACCGGTATCGACTCCGGTGAAACTCGGTTCGGCTGGGACGGCGGCTGGAACGGCTGCGACTCCTGTTACCGGCACCCCAGCCTCTCCGGTGGGCACAGCAGGCGCGAATCCGGCAGCGGGCGGGATGGGATATGGCTCCCTGCTGGCGTCCTATCCTGGGGGTCAGTTCACGGCTCCCACCGCTGCCCAGGCTGAGCAATATCCCGGCGAGCAGTTCATGATGCAGCAGGGCAACCAGGCCATTCAGCAATCGGCTGCTGCGTCCGGGGGTCTGCTGACAGGCGGGACGGCAAAGGCTCTGGACCAGTATTCTCAGGGTCTGGCATCGACCGACTATCAGAATGTCTACAACAACACGCTGGGAAGTTACGACACCAATTACAACGCCTTCGAGAACAATCAGGCAAATAGCTACAACCGGCTGGCATCGCTCGCCGGGCTGGGGCAGACGACTGCGCAGCAACTTGGATCGCAGGGGCAGTCAGCCGCCAATGCGGTAGGGAGCAATCTGCTGGGAACGGCGTCGGCGATGGGGCAGGACTACCAGAACGCCGCCGCTGCCAATGCTTCCGGATATGTCGGCTCAGCGAATGCCTGGGGCGGGGCTCTCAGTGGGTCCAGCGGCAGCCTGCAGAATCTCCTGCTTCTGCAGCAATTAGGGCTCGGAGGCAATCTGGGCACCTCTGCCAGCAATCTTGACAACTTCGCGTCATCCGTAGGGGGGGTATTAGGCTAATGGGAACGATTCCTCTGCCCGCTTTGCACGTCAACCCTCCAGCGCCTGCTCCCGATCCGCTGGAGCAGTATGGACGCCTGATGTGGCTGCAGAACATGCAGCAGCAGCAGCAGACCAACCAGCAACTGCGTCCGCTGCAGATTCAGGCCGCTCAAACCGCCGCCCAGCAGGGCACCCTGGACGTCCAGAAAAGCCAGCAGGACCTCAGGGACCAGCAGGGTATCGCCAACTGGTTCAAGAATATTGATCCGAAAGCTGACCCTGCATCAGTTACCGATCCTGTCGCAGTAGGGAGAACTCTCGCGCAGCAAGGCGTTTCCGGAGGCGCGATTATGAAGGTTCAGGCCGGAATTCTGCAGCAGCATCAGACCCTCGCGACCCTCACCAAGGACGAGCTAACAAACAAGCAGACGATTTCTGACAATCTGGCCAACGGAATCAACGGAGTTATTGGCGAGACTGATCCGGCCAAGCGCACCGCCGCCCTTACTCCGCTGATACAAACGGCGGCCCAGAGCGGATTGCTTCCTGTTCCGGCTGCGCAGCAGATGCTCGCCAACCCCGGAGCCATCACGGATGACCAGTTAAAGCAATTCCAGAAAGGCCTGGGGGTCAGTGCTGCATTTACTCAGGCGGCGGCGCGCCAGACTTCAGCGCAAACGGAAAAAGACAAGCTTGCGGCTTCGATGAACCCACAGAGTTCTCTATATGCCCCCTCAGCAGCTTCCGTGTCGTTGGGAACCGCTCCCGGCGCGGCTCAGATTCAGGCAGGGCAGAGCGCGCAGGCCGCGAGGACCGCTGGCGCGGAAGAGTCCGCTCGCCTGCCAGGAGAAATGCAGCTCGCCGCGCAGAGACAGGCCCTGATGCAGGGCGATCCGAAGGCCGCTGGCCATCTTCTGACAACGGGCGAAGCGACGCTCTCGGAATTAAAGACGCGGGGGGCCACGCCGCAGTTTATTGAGCAAGCCCTGCAGGCGGCTAGCCAGGAAAGCGGCGGGAAGTACAACGCGATGCAGGCGGATGCGGCGTTTCAGGTCGCCAAATCTCAGGCGAACGTGGCCTTTTTTGGCTCCTCGAAGTCCCTCACCGATCCTGGAGGGACGCTGGACCAGCTGGCTCAGGTCGGGAAGACTATCCCGCAGAACCAGATTCCGGCGTTCAATTCCGTCGCGGACTGGGAAAAGGCTGCTACCGGCAGCGGTCCGCTGGCGCACTACGCTGCTACGGCGCTGGGCGTCGCGGATGACTATGCCAAGGTGATGGGGGGTGGCCAGGGAAGCGATACATCCCGCCTGCAGGCTCTCCAGATCATCAATAAGAACCTCAGCCCTGAAGGCCGAGCGGCTGCAATTGACGGCATCCGCAACGCCGTCACGTCTCAAACGAATTCTCGCATCGGCGCTAATCCTATTTTGCAGAGGATGTATGGGAACGGGACCGGACAGCCAACCCAGCCGAGCGCGCCTTCCTCGGCACCTGCCTCTTCGCAGTCTCCGAAGATGGATCAGGTAAAGACCTTTCCGAACGGCAAGGTGGGCAAGTGGGATGGAACCGGCTGGGTGGCTCAGTAGATGCCATATCTCGACGCGAACGGCAACCCGATTTCCTCGCCAGCAGCCTCTTCGCCGAAGGTCTATCTCAATCCGGCTACAGGAGAGCCGGTTGGACAAGGGCAGTCGCCGGGATTTTTCAAGTCGATGCAGAATTCTGTTGACCAGACCCTGAACGCGCCTCCCACGGATTCAGGCTGGCGCGGGGAAGTCGAGAACTTTGGCCAGACGGCGGCCAAAACCCTGCTCGCTCCGGTTCTTCACCCCGTCCAAACGCTTCAGGGCGTGGCTAACGCTGCCTCCGGACCCGTCCCCGGACTTGCGCCAGCCATTGATGAGGCTACTAACCTGCATGACGCTTACCAGCAGGGAGGGACTCCCCGCGTCCTGTCTACGGCAGCCGGCCAGGTCGCTGGAGGAGCACTACAGGGCGGTTTGATGAAGGCGGTTCCTGAAGTCGCTTCGACTGGAGCCAGTGCGGTTCGGTCCGCAGCCGATGCTACCGGTCTGATGGATGGCCCTCCAGAATCGCTGATGACGCAGGCCATGCGGGGGAGTGTCAATAAAAATAACGTCAACTGGGCCTCCGACGTGAAACAGGCCGTTCCGCTGATGAAGTCAGCCGAGCCTCAGATCGGGCGTCCGATTCAGGGCATTGACGACGCACTCGCCGCGGCGAAGACGGCAAAACAGTCAATCTGGCAGCAGTATCAGGCGCGGCTCAACAACGCGGGCGGGCAGAGCGCCACAATCGACGGCAACGAGATTGCCGATGCGATGCAGAACAGCGTTGATAAGCGAACCGCGCTCCAAAACCCTCAGTTAGCGGACAAAGTGAAGCAAATTGCCGACACCTATCGGCGTCCGATACCGGTTCAGGAGGCAGAGGAGTTTCTGCAGTCGGCAAACCGAGACCTGACTACCTATTATGCGAAAAACAAGGTCGGGCAACAGGTAGCCCAGGCCGATCCGGAGACTGCCTACCAGGTGGCCGAGACAGGCGCGCTCCGAGACGCTCTTTATTCGAAAATGGACGACCTGACCGGTCCCGGGTCTGCGCAGTTGAAGCAGGCTTACGGGTCCCTCAGCAATGTTCAGAAGGTGCTGGCCGACAGGCAGCTCGTCGCCGCGCGGCAGGCTCCTCAGACGCTCCCTGAGCAACTCGGCTTTCTTCGCGGAGTCGGGAAAATCGCGAAAAGCGCCGCCAACATGGAATTTGGAGACGCCGCAGAAGGCGTTGGAAACATGGTCGGCGCGCGCTGGCTGGCTGCGCGGAACTCCTCCGACGCCATGATTACGCGGGCGTTTCAGAATGCTCCGCAGGCTCAGCCCTTCCCCGCATCGCAGTTCCGCCCGCCTCTCCCGGTGGGGCACCAGCTTCCAGCCCAGAGCGGTGCTCCAACAATTCTTCCCTACAACCCGCAGATGACCCCAGGGGAACAGGTCGCAGCTGCCATGCAGGCCGCTCGTCAAAACCCTCAACTCGCGCTTCCTGCGTCCGCTGGACGCGGGGCACCCACAATTCTGCCGACCAGCGCGATGACAGCCGGGGAAAAGTCTGCGGCGCTGATGCAGTACCTGCGCCAGCGACAGCAACTCGCGCTTCCCGCCAAGGCTTCTCCTCTCCTCACGCCGCCGCCGCCGCAACAATAAGGAAACTCGAAATGCTCAAAAGGCTCATCCAATTCGCGCTCGTGTTGTGCGCCTCGGTCGCCGCGGCTCAGACCGCTCAGCCGCTCCTGCAGCCGCAGCAGCACTTCGTCAACGCGGCTGGATCGCCATGCGCCGGTTGTCAGTTGTTCTCCTATGCCGCAGGAACGACGAATCCACTGGCGACCTATACGGATTCGACCGAGGGCTCGCAGAATACTAATCCCATCATCCTCGATCCCTCGGGGGCCGGGAGTATTTGGCTCGGAGCGTCATCCTATAAATTCATCCTTGAAGATGCCAATGGAACTGTTCTGTGGACAGTAGATAACGTCGCCAGCATCGGGCTTCTGATCAGCGGCGGCCTGGCGAATTATGTTCCTATTGCCGGGGGCACGATGACGGGGCCGCTGGTCACGAAAACGATTGATGGGGCACTAAACGCTTCCTCGTGGCAGTCGTCTACTGGCAGCAACAACGGGATTTCGCTCTCGATCGCAGACTGCCTGACCTACAGCTATGCATGCCAGGTTTTGGCTCCGGCTCTTTATGCCCAGACCGAGGCGCAGCCGTGGGGAGGCTTTGAAGGCACGGTAACTACGAACGTCACCGGGCCGAAGTCTTCTGATCCGCTGGGATGCGTGGTCGATCAACGCTGGGCCTCTCCGCAGGTTGTCTGCAATCAGGGCCTGCCGCTGGACTCCAGCGGGCGGTTTCTCATGGCTCCGTGGGGAATCGTGCAGAACGCTCTGTCGATGGGGCAGTCCCTGAGTCCGCACAACATCAACGCCCTGATTCAGGCTACGCAATGGATGGGCGGACGAGATTTCCCGACGAATCTGAGCACAGACGAGAGCACGCTGAACGGCCTCACGGTCAATACGAACATCTTCACTCCGACGAATAACGACAATGTCCAAATCGCCTCGCGCTCCTGGTCTCCGGCAGACAACGTTGCGGTTGGTATCAGCGCATCTGGTGTCGGAACGACTCTGGGCCAGAATGAGGGCACGGAAGTTCGCTACCGGATGGGCGAGACGGGAAACATCAGCCAGGTCACCCTCAGCGGTGCCCCGACCTGCGGCGTGACCTGCACGATGGCAGGAACTCAGACGGCGGGGACGACAGGAGCGTTTGGCGAGGAACTGCCGTGGATTGACCTGAATCAGGGCTATTCGACCAGTTACGTCGCGTCGATTTCCTCCGATACCGTCACCGGAAACGCTTCTACGAATTGGGACTCGGTGTATGGAACGAGCAACTGTGTAACGACCACGACGGCGGCTATCAAGAATCCCGGCAGCACCAATTCCTTCCCTCAGACAAATGTGACCATCTCCGTGGCTTCCTCGACCGGCTGTACCGCCGCAGCAGCCTATGCTTTCGACAACGCTGGGGACGCGAAGTGGCAGGGCTTCCACATCACCTCCATCCCCGATGGTACGCACATCATCGTGGATAGGGTCTACTACCCGATTCAGAGCGGAGCGACCATCGCACAAGGCGGTTTGACCGGGTACGGATTCGACATGGACGCAGACAATGTGTGCGGAGGAGCTGGAAACGGTATCAGCACTGGCGGGGCAGACTCGGCTATCCAGTCGGGCCTCTGTGTCAAGAATCTGTTCCCCATCGTCAGCAACACGACAGGCGATATCCTGACGGCCTACGGCGGTCCTTTTCTCACGCTCTTAGCCAACGGTCGCGCTTATCAGTCGATGGGAGGTTCCGGAGGCTCCGCAACTGTAACCATCAGCGGCGGCGCGGCTGTATCCTGCACGGCTACCGGAGGAACTGGATACATCAGCGCCCAGGACCCGCCGCAACTCACGATCTCAGGTATCACTTACACCACGGCTCCGGTGATTTATGTCAGCGGCACGTCCGGAGGGGCGTTGAGCGCCTGCACAGTCGCGACTGCGGGTTCAGGAATCAGCGGAAGCGCGGCAGTGGCGGTCACGACCAGCAACCCCTACCACATCTATCCGCTGGCAGAGAGCGTACAGAACTACAACGCCACGACCGGGAAGATGGACGCCTCTGCCCTGGTAACCATGCCCTGGACCGGAACAGTCAGTTCCGGAGATGTGGTGGAGCAGCAGCACTACTTCAACTACAAGGCGACAGGGTTTGTGATGAACGCCGTGGCCTCTGCGTGGCAGCACTATGGTCAGAAATTCGGCGGGAATCTGACTTTGTCAGGCGTGTGGGGAGGCAACGACTACGCGTTCCAGGTGACGAACAATGCCGACCCGTCCGTCTACAGCGGTAGTCCCCTGCAGCAGCCATACGTCATCGGACGCGGCCAAATGACTACACCGTGGGGATATTTCCTGAATGGCCAGTACAGAAACGGCATATTGTTGACTGTCCCTCCATCCGGGGGAAGCAACAGGACCGGGGCTGTGGTTGTCGCATGCGGCGTTTACTGCGCGTTGTGGACCAGCAGTTATAACGTCCTGACGGTACAGAACTCGAACGATTCCAACTTTGCTGAGGATGTGCTGCAATACAACCCATCAACTCAGGCATGGTACTGGACTACGGGAGCTGTCCTGGCGAACGGCGGTAGCCCGTCGCATCATATATCGTTCGACCCAACCAACAGCCTGGAAGTAGACGGAAAGGCTCCCTGCTACAGCGATGGGACCAACTGCCCCACGACCGCTTATACCGTGTCCTGGACGCCATCAGCGGCGACAGTATCGGCGTGTGTCGAGCAGACCGTCACCGTAACCGGTGTGGTGACGACCAGGCAGGTTGGGGCCAGTCCTCCGGGGTTTGTAGGCACGCATGTATGGATTGGCTCGGTGCGGCCATCTTCGGCAAATACGGTTTCGGTAGCATTTTGCGCCGATGCAACGGGCGGCACTCCGCCTTCAGGTAACTGGCTGTTCAGACAGTGAGGACTCCCATGAAGAAACTCGCAATCATTCTCGGCGCAATTCTGACGGCCTCGGCCTCGGCGCAAATCAGCCAGCCTGGCGGAGGCGGCGTGTCCGTCACGTCTTCCACCAGCGACCTGACGCTCTCGCCGAGTCCTCTGACCGGGACAGGGACTATTGACTTGAATCTGGCGAATGCTAATAACTGGTCAGCCAACGCCTCTTTCCCTACAGTGAACATTGGCGCAACCGGAACGCCTGCTATTGGAGCGGTTCAAGTTACGCAGAGCAGCGGTCCGGCGTTCACGACCTTTCCCGCTTACACGGGGGCGCTGGGATATATCAACGGCGCGGGTGCTGCTGGCTTCGGTCTTCTTTTGGGAGATACCAACGCTAATTCTGCTGTATTGATCCAAAATAACTCTAATGGGAATTTCTATATCGACAATCTGACAAACACAACCGCTTCTATCATTGCGACTATCAATAAGACAAACGGGGGATACTCAGCGAGCGGCGGTGGCAGTTTTCAAGGAGGCGGTGTTTCAGGCAACACCCAGTTAAGTGCAGTAACGATTGAAAGCGGTTATGATGGTACGACTACTTCTGCAATTGGAGCATTAACATTACGCGGTGCGAATAACTCCAACGCCAGTGGAACCAGCGCTAGCTCAATCTTTGAGCCGGGAGCTGAGACAGGAGGAGGTTCTCAGGGTACGGCGCTGATGAATGAATCATCGACGACAGCCTCTGTGTTGAGCGCGACGTTTGAAGTTGTATCTCAGACAACCACAGCAGATCAGGTAGCTGCGACTGCTTTAGGAGCACTTACAGGCGTCGTGGGAATTGCACAGACGGCAGGCGGGACGGCGACTCAACTTTATGTCGCTAGTTACGGTAAGACGAATGTCCGATTCGACGGCACTCCTGTCATTGGCGATACTGCTTGCGCTCCGCCTCCGACTACCGGTACGGCGGGATTGGCTCACGACAACGGGACGACGGCCTGCACTACGTCATCGCTGGTTGGAGTCGTCACGGGACAGGTCAGCGGGACCGGCTCCGGGGCGACAGCGACCGTGCTCCTAAAATTGCAGTAGAGGAAAGGTTCCCAAGCGATGCCAGGCAGGCGATTTGAGGACATTGATTTGAGCGAATGCCCCAATACCGAGACGGTGAAGAAGCACGATGAAGATCTCTATCACGGGGACGCGCGCAAAGCTGGCATCACGACCCGGATGGAGCAAGTGGAGGATCGAATGGATTCATTCAGCGGTAACGTCAACAAGATGGTCTGGGCTATTGTGGCCGTCGCGCTCGCCGTTCTGGGCGAGATCATTCAGAAGGCCCTGGTCCACTAAAAAGGAGAACGACATGAGCACGTCTATTGTCCCACCGCCCGACCGCCCCAGCGTCACTCTCACGGCAGAGCAGTTCGATGAACTGATGGCCAAGAAATCCCCCAAAGCTGCCCCGCAATGGTGGACCGCGTTCACCGCAAAAGTCGCAGCGACAGGCGGTTGGAAGCATGCCATCTGGATCACCTGGCTCGGAGTCGGAACCGTGGTCGCGGCTGACCCTGCCGCTCATCAGGCGTTTCTGACTCTGTGGGCGCATGTTCCCAAGTGGGCGGTTGACGGCGTGGCCATTGCGGCTCCGATTGCGGCCTACTTCATCAAGCCGACACAGTAATCAAATACACACTTACTTTCCGCCCGTTTGTGGTGTATCGTAACCGCGAAAGGAACCGCATGAAACGACTGATTGGCACCATCATAGGCGCGGCGCTGCTGCTGCTCCCGCTTTCCTGCTCCAGTTTTGAGCGCACCACGTTTCAGACGCTCTCGGCGACTCAGGCCACGCTCAATTCTTCGCAGGCTCTCTACGAGACCGGCTGCCCGGCTCCGGCTGGCGTGACGGGATGCATTCCGCACGATCAAATCGCGTTCACAGCGATCACCAAAGCCAAGGCCGCAGACGTTCTGGCGGTCAACGCCATGGTCGTCTACGAGCAGGAGAAGGCGACATCTTCGTCTGCATCCGTGCTGCTTGCGCAGGAGCAGGTTGTGCTGTCCGAACTGGCGCAGATTCCGTCGCTGCTGGTCGCCATCAATACGCTGAAACAGTAAGGAGACCCTATGCCACTCGCATCCGATGTCCAGGCCGCCATTGCCGAAGCGCAGAGTATCGCTGACGCCGCCGCGAAGGCGGTAGAGACCTATCTGCCCGGAGAGGCAATACCAGCCGCTGCAATCGCTGGCGTGGTCGATTTGACCTCCCTGCTGGCCCAGAAAGCCGTCGCAACCTTCTCCGCAGCCTCAGGGACGCCCATCACCGCAGAAAGCGTGATGGCCCTGCTGCCCAATCCTGCTCCGCTGACGCCGCCAACGGCCTGAAAGGTAGCCATGAGAAAGTTCTGCAATCTGTTTGTTTGCTTCGCCTACGCCGTCCTGTTCGGTGCAGCCTCGGTTGGATGCCATGCGCAGGTACCGCCCAACCCAACGGCCTACACCTGTCCGGCGACCACCGGCACGCTCTACACGCCGCTGAATCAGTCCACTCCGGCGACGGGCCTGACGTACACCGACTCCAAGCCAACCGCAGGGCAGTACTGCTACATCGTGGAATCTGAAATCGGCGTGCAGGTCAGTTTGCCGTCCAATACCGCTGGATCGTTCACCACCAGCGGAGCCAATTCCGTGATCCTGACATGGCAGGCTCCCTCGAGCGGCCCGACACCGGCAGGCTATTACCTGAGCCGCGCGCCTGCGGTGCTCGTAACCTTGGGAGCGCCTACCGTCGTGGCTGGTAGCGTGGCTGAAGTGACCCCCCTGCTGCCTATTCCTGAGCCCACAGTGGCCTCTGTAGCCCCTCCGGTCCATTTGACGGCACGGATGGGTGACTGAGTGTGGTGGGACGCCCTGTACGCCTTTCTGGGTGCAGCGGCGTTCGTCGTGGGCGTTTCGCTGCTGGTGCGGAGGGGATAGATGGCCGCAATCTCAGCCGAACTCGCTGGCGGAGCCGATAGAGTCGCCTTCCTTGACCTCATCGGCTTCTCGGAGGGAACCAGCAGCAGCCCCATAACGCAGGATGGAGGGTACGATGTCATCGTCTCGGGAATTGACGGTCCTGGTCGCTTCGATAGCTATATTGACCATCCTTTTGCTGACGGTCGCGGCCCCGTGGTTGTCCGCGAAAGTCCTCTGTTGGAGAGCACGGCGTCAGGCCGCTACCAAATCCTGCTCCGATGGTGGCTGCCCTACAAAGCCCAGCTCGGACTGACGGACTTCTCTCCCATCTCTCAGGACCGTGTAGCGCTGCAGCAGATGCGGGAGCGCGGCGCTATTGGACGGCTGATCGAGAATGATGTCCAGGGAGCAATCGAGGCGTGCTCGAATATCTGGGCTTCGTTCCCCGGCAACGATTACGGGCAGGGCGGAAAGTCGATGGCCGAATTACTGGCGAAATACGAGGCTCTTCTTGCGTGATTACCACACTGGGCTGCTACGTCCTGGCCTCTGCTGTGAGCCACCTCAGGCATCAGGTAAGCGCGACCCGGATCATCAACAAGCTGCTGGCTGAGGCGGAGTCTCAGGGCACCTCGCCCCGGGTTATGGAGATGGCGCGTCTCTACGGCTACCGGAGGCAGAGGCTGGGGAAGCGTTATCGCATCACGGCTTCGAATCTGGAGGAAGGCTGAAGCACGGGTCTAACTGTTTAGAAATCCTTCGTTTTAAGCTTAACGATGAGGCGATGGCCTTTCTTGTCAAAGAGTGCCTCTATCGGACGCCCCACCAAGCCTTCAGCGTCAAACATGGAGCAGGAGGCCATCGACTTGAACCCCTCTTTGACCATTGCCGTAGCCTCTTCCAGCGCCATCTCTCCGATAAGAGGAACCGCTGCGATTCCCAGTTTGGCCGCCACATCGCGCATATTTTCATCAGACAGCCACCAGCCCCCCAAGGCTGAATTGACGGTGTCGATTACGAATACATCAAACAGGATTAATTTCTTGGTGGGAGAATACAGACCGCCCCCTTTCTGTATTCCTGCGCCATAGCCTTCCCCGTATAGAATCACGTCTTGTCCGTCCGGAAATGTGGAGCGTAATTTTATCGACTGTGATATTTTCGCTGAGCCAACGAATAAGTTCTGCGTGCATCTGGGCGTTATCCGTCTTTCCGCCAAAGATAAGCTTCTCCGATTTCCAAATTGCTCGGATGTTGGTGCCGTCGATCTTCTCCGTCCATACCCAAGACTTTATCGCCCCGTAGATGCGGTTTTTAAGGATCAGTTCCGGCTTAAGGCGATGCGTCTTTTCATCGCGCTCGTAGAGTGTTTCAATCTTGTGATACTCGCTCATCCTCTCCTCCATCCCGCCACCCTTTTTCCCGCAGCCGGTCTAACTCACGCCGCAGCGCATCGGCCTCGTTCGCGCTGGCCAGCCGCTCCCCAGCCAACCGGTCTACCTCCGCCTTCAGGGAGGCGATGGAGGCGCGGGCCTCGATCAGTTCGCAGGCCATTGCATGCGTCTCCCCATGGCAGAGCCACGGTTCATGGGCAGATTCAGCAATCCTCTGCAGCCGCTCAGGGGTGAGTGTCATTGGGTGCCTCCAGGCATAGTAAGCAGCTTCTTCCGGCACGACGCGCTCAGGGAAGCAAATGAGCCCGCCTCCAGCGTCTTCTCCCGGTTGATCGAGCCATCCTCGTTGCGGTAGCGGGCTATCAGGGGCCCGAAGTCGCAGCCTCGTGTTGCCGCACAGAAGCCGTGCAGCCAAGCCATAAATTCGGCGTCAGTCATGGTGCCTCCGTCTTGGGTGCGCCAAATACTGATTCGCATGGTTGGCTACGTTGTTCCCGTAGGAGCAAAGCAGATTGAAGGCTAGCGCTTATCCGATCAATGCGCTCAACATTGCACCTGAAGCACCAGTTACCCCAATGTTTTCCGACGCACCCCGCCATTCCGCACCCCCAGCACTTTACGTTGGGTCGAATCGCATTCGAAGAGTGGCGGGGATTTTTATACGCGAGAAGTTTAGTCACTTCACGCCTCCGTTCTCCGGTTGGGAGCCGTCGCGAGGCGAAGGGGTGCGAATGGTTTACGCACGGCGCGCATTCCATCCTTCGCCTCTTGCAGAATATTCTCGTAGGCCATCTCGACAGCCTCTTCTCCAGACAAGCCGTAGAGCTTTTCCCCCTTGCGGCGCAATTGGTCCGGACGCATGTATTTGCTGATTCGATAGAGAGCGGCATACATCTGCGCATAGTCCTGCGAGATGCGCTCGATCTGCGCGCCAGTCAGCATCTTGGCTTGGCTCATACCTTCTCCTTGGGCGACTGGGCTGGTTTGCGGTGGCAGGTGCATCTGCACTCCACGCGGCAGAACTTACAGGATTTGCGGCAGGATTCATGTTGTTCATGAAAGCACGCCGTGGACAGATAGCTGTGCTGAGGTTGCGGCTCTGCCGGTTTGGCGATGGCCGCGATTCCATTGACGACATGCCGCATGCTGTGCGCATTGAGCCGCGTGAACTCTGGATCGCCCAGGAGAGTTCTGCAACGGTCGAGGTTCGGTAGCGGGAAAGCTTCAAGCGGATAGGCCTCGCACCAGTCGCTGATTCGATGCAGCCGCTCCTCGGAGTTCTCCAGCCTCTGCTCCAGTTCGGTTATCTGGGCCTCGGCGCGGAGGCGGCTTTCCGTCTCGCCGACGGCGATGCGATCAGCAATCGTTGGCCATGTTGCAGATGTCCCCAGTTTCTGATTAACTAAATCTTTAGCCTCATGCTCGAAGTCGCGCTCACTCATGGTCGGCGTCTCGCGCCCGTCTTTCTTCGAGGGTTTCATGCGGGCCGGCGTGCCCACTTCGCTTCCCGCACCCATAATCCCGCGCGATCACAGCGCCACAGCGTGGTGCCAATCGATCCTCCAGTGTGGCCAGCCGCGCCGCATCCTGCGCCCTCTGCCACTCGCACGCCGCCCCCACAATCACGCTCAGCCGCCACTCCCCGGGAAAGCCTGCCCGGCCCTCGTTGATCGCGTCCAGCGCCTTCCCTGCTGCCTCCATTGCGCCCTTAGGCGGCCATACCCAGCCGCAATCGCACTCCCATCCATCCCCGCCAACCGGACGCATAGGCTCTCCGCACGCGTGGCAAGCAAGGTTTACTTTCTGGCTTACTGCGCCTTCAGGTGTGGTCATGGTGCCTCCTGGCTACCAAACTGCACGCTGGCGAAGGCGTGAGGCCGCCCTCCACATGTCAGTGGCGGAAGGTTAGATTTTCGGCAATTCATCACATTTTCTCTAGTGATATATTCACCACAAAAAATGCACTTCTCCGCGTTCTCTTCGATAATCATCCCGTGCTCAAACTTGTGTTCGCTCATATTTTTCCGGTCTGCGGGTCCGATGCGGCCATCAACTTCTTCGATTGCCCAAATCGGGCTGCCCGCGTTTCCTTCGATTGAAAGTTCCATTGAACAGCCCCACTTTCCTTCCGTGGCGACAGCAGCGCCGCGATCCCGGGCTCTCCTCTTTGCGTTGGCGATCGCATTTGCAATCACCATTAGAATTGCTGCCGCTAAAGCTACTGGACCCATAAGAGTTACCCAGACCATCCAGGGTGGCTGCGGGTCTTCCTCGGTGGCGAGAATGAGCCACACTGCCGCGATCCCGGCTACGAACCATGCGCCTACCAGAAGGGCGGTCATGCTTTCTTGCCCATCTCGTCAGCAAGCATGATTCTGAAATACTGGCTCACGGTGATGTGGCCCTTCTTTGCCGTTCGACGCACCCATGCCGCCTCAGAGGTGGACAGGCGAATCCGCACGCTTTCCGGGAACTGGATTGGACGTTTCTTCATGTTCCACAGCGTACACCGGGATCGATCAGCCGTCAACACGTTTGACGTGAATTTCTGCGCGTTCCACGCCGTCGTACAGTTTCCTCGTCCAGATTTCGACTACCTGCCCATCATCATGGAAACCTACCCCGGTGAGAGCATCGAGCGTGGCGCGCAATAACTTGTCGATATCCGGTTTTCTGGCAGGCAGGCGATGTTTTCTGGAAAGGCTGTCCGGGCGGCGCAGATAGAAATCCACCGCCACGGATACCGGAACGTGCTTTTCAGCAAAAGGTAAATCGATTTGCATGTCTCTGAGAGCTACGATGGCGCAGCGCGTGACTTCCGACCTATACGGCGTTAGTTTGGGGTTCGCTGAGGTCACCAGCGCCTTCCCGTTCACCACGAATGCTTTCGTGCTGCCCTGCGGTTCGGGCCGGATGTACGCTGTAACGCTGAATCCGTTCACGTTCACGTTCTCTCTCCTCGTTCAGTCTCTGCCTCAGAAGGTGCGCCATCTCCAAAGCAGTCATGCAGAAACTTCGCAAAGGCGTGTGGCATAGTCGGCGACGCAGGCCGCGAGTTCGCGCGGAATGGTGGCGGCGCGTGCGGTCGCGTCTTTGCGCGCTTGACTGCTGCTGGAAAAGCATCTCGTCCCAGTTGGCCCGTTGTAGTCTTCGCAGCGAATACGCTGGTATTTGTTGCGCTCAGACTTCACATCCAGACCTAATCGCTTTATCTTCTCCAAGACAGATCCAGGAAGAGCGCGGAAGTCGCCTTTTTTGCTGATCCCTTGGGGCATCAAGGGCGGCACGCCCGTGCCCCACAGGTAGAACGGCCCGCAGTGATTCACCGCCTGCCCCACAAACTTCTGCGCTGGCCGCACGTTCTCCATGACATAAGGAACGCCCGCAGCCTCGCACAGCGCCCGCGTGTGGTTAAAGAGCTTAATGCCCATCTCGGGATATTTGGGGTTGGGGTGGAAGTGCTTCATGCCGTGCACGCTGAATTCTTCGCAGGGCGAGCTGGCGCAGATGAAGTCGAATGTACCCAGCATGAAGTTTTGGTTCGCCATGCTCACGTCGATCTCGCCAGATTCGACTCGCGCTGTCAAAATGTCAGCCTGGAGGAACTGGCAATCGCATGGTATCTCTGGCGGCTCAACCAAATCCACGCCCACCACATCCCAGCCACGCTCTGCAAAGGCGCGCCCCCAGCCCCAGCGGCCAGAAAAAAGATCAAGAAGTCTAGGCATTGCCCCACACTCCGTCTTCCCACGCTTCCCGTACCAGCCGCTCCGCTTCATTCATATCAGCCTCCTTCCCATCTCCCCTACCGCCAGCAGCACTCTCCGCGTTGTCTCATCCAGCGCCAGCAGCCTCTCTACGCCGTGGCGCTTGATGACTCTGTGGTCGCAGCCATACCACTCAGCCAGCATGTGCGCGGCCCAGGAAGCTGCCTTGGGACGGCGCCCCCTCTGGTCCCTTATGGCGAGGTATTGCTCTCCGCTCATGCTGACACTTCCTCCGTCGTGGCATCCTGCGTATAAACTTCGTTGCCGAACAAATCAGCCTGTTCCGCGACCTCGTTCCATTTGGCCGCTTGCATGTTGCGCAGCATTTGCTGGTAGTAGGAGGGTTTCAACTCAACGCCAACTCCGCGCCTGCCGTTCACGAGTGCTCCGTAAACCTCACTCCCCACGCCTGCGAATGGAGTGAGAACCGTCTCTCCGGGGTTTGACCAGAGCGTGATGGCCCGCTCGATCACGTCCAACTGAAGAGGGTGAACATGCTTCTCATCTTCCTCGTCACGCGCTTGGCGAAAAGGTAGAACCCGATCAATACGCACATCATCCCAGAAAGCAGAAGCGTATTGCCGCCAGATCCAGTGAGAAAAGCGGTTCTCAATCTGGTTACCTTTCCAGCCGCGGTATCGCAGCAGTTCAGCCGGCATCTTGCGCTCACCGGCGTAGTGTAGGAGGCCATGCGGATGGGCAATGGGAATCGGATTGTCGCCCTTGCGACGAAACACCAAAAGATAATCGGCGGATGCCACGGAGCAGCGCGAAGAATCATCTACAATGGTCTTGTGCGCTAAATTCTTGGCCATCGTCCGATTGCGGACGCCGAGCGGCTCTTTCCATATGACGTATCGCGCGATGTAGTTGAATCCTTCTGCCTCGTGGGCGCGAATGATGTCGCCGGGAAAGTCTGTCAGATAGTCCTTTCCAGAATTACCGGATGGCACGTCCATACAATGCACCGCCGTCATACGCCCCGGCATTGTTACTCGATACAGTTCCCGAATAACGAAAGTGTAATGCTTAAAGAACGCCGCATAGTCGAGGCTGTTGGATAAGTCTCGGTCACTTGAACTGTAGGTGTATAGGGCTCCGGTCGAGGTCGCAAACGGAGGTGAATAAATAGAGAGATGGACCTTCTCCGCGGGGAGGCTCTGCATCAACTCGATGCAGTCTCCGTTGTAGACAGCGTAATTGCCGGTGACTTCCTGTTGGGCTATAGCCATGGCGGAGCCTCCTCCTGAATTTCGTATTTCACATTGCGATCGATGCGCAGAGAATTTCTCATCTGTTCGACCAACGCGTCAAACATGCGGTCCGCCGCCGCCGATTTCCGCTGAAGGTTTTCAAGGACCGACTTCTCGCCTTCAGTGGTCACGATATCGGCGGTGACGTGGCGTTGCTGGCCAAACCTCCAGAAGCGGCGCACCGCCTGGTAGTATCGCTCAAAACTGTGCGACGGAAACGTAACTGTGTGGTTGCAGTGCTGCCAGTTCAGTCCCCATCCCGCTATCTTGCTTTTGGTGACGAGGCGGGGAACCTGGCCGGAAGAGAAGGCCATGAGCTTCTCTTCTTTTTCCTCCTCGGAATCGGCGCCAGAGACTTGAACGCAATCGGTGACCAATCTCTCCAGCAGGTCGCCCTCATCGTTCAAATGGCACCAAACAACAGACGCCTCGTGCTCAGAAGCTAACTCTGCGGCCTTCTCGCACCGTTCGCGAATGGTGCGCCTGCGCTCGCTCCTCTGCTCTGTCAATCCGACCGCTGGCAAAGCGAATAGCATTCCCGACGGCAACTCTTCCGTTACAACCAGGTGACTCCTTTCCTGCAAGGGTGGAAGCGTGAAACGGGAATCGTCGCATCCGAGGTCGGATGGCCTGCGGATGGCTCTAGCCCATGAGCACACCCATTGCCAGAACGGCGTCTCTGCGTGGCCCTTAAACCTCCACTTAGCGCCTTCGTCCAGTTGCGCAAAATTCTTGCGCTTGTTCCGGTACACCATAGGCCGGATGGTATTTTGGTCGTTCTTAAAGAACCGCATCAGCATATCCATATAGCCGAGTTCCCCCAGCGCCTCCGATGAGGTTCCCAGCTCTATGTAGTCGTTGGGCGCGGCCGTTGCCGTACAGAGAAGCCGGTAGGGAAGACGGCGCATGAACTCCGTTATTTCTTTGCGGCGAACACCTTCGAAAGACTTCAGAATGGAAGATTCATCGCACACAACTCCGGCGAAGTCCTTCCAGTCGAATAAGTGTAGTTTTTCGTAGTTAGCAAGAACGATCCTGGCATCCGCTGGCAGCTCTCCATGGGAGCGAAACGTCTCGATTCCAAACCTATATCCCTCGCGCTGCGTCTGAGCGGAGACAGCAAGAGGTGAAAGGATGAGGACGCGACGATTTGTATGCCGCACCACGTTTTCCGCCCATACTAACAACTGCGCCGTCTTACCCAACCCGCAATCCTCCAGGAGGGCGGCGCGGCCCTTTCTTATCGCCCAGTCTGTAAGGTCCGACTGGAAGTCAAACAGAAAGTCCGGCATCCAGCACGGCGCGAATCCATCCATTGAGACGCGCTGCGATTTTTGCGCGAGGAACTCCGCGTAAGGCGTCATGCCGCCGCCCTGCACTGGCAATCCCGCACCTGCAACGCGCCGCTCGGCAGCCTGTCCACAAGCACAGCGCGCCCCCGACATACAACACACCAGCGCTCCGGAACCTGAATCGTTCCCGCCTCCGCCTGGTTTCTCCATGCCACCCACATCGCAAATAGCCCCGGATGGTTAGCTCTGATCGGGTCCAGCACTGCCGACCTGTCTTTGCCTGAGGCGATCTCTTCGTCGACGTACTGGTTCAGCTCAAAAGCCTCGCGGTAGCGCTCGACAGTCCACTCCACGTCTTTGGGGTAGCGGATTCCCAGTTCTGCCTTGCGGCAGGCTTCCAGCATCTCGCCGAGCGATGGGAACTTTGACCCAAACTGTGCTGGCGCTGATCTCTCCACGGCGATGCAGGCTTTATCAATCGCCCTTTCCGGGAATCCAGAGAGAGACGAAGCATAGGCGTCCAGGCTCTCAGGCACCGGCGCTGCCCTGAGGCTGGCAAGCACCTGCAGCCTCCTCGCGATCCAGCTTTTCGATGGTTTCTCGTGTGATTCTTTCATTTCGCGTTTCATAGTGCCCATTCCCTCCGTTCGTGTTCCGCATTAGCGGCTTGCCAAATCGGTCTAAAGGCCCGGCCCGGTAACTGCCCAGCGACTCAATCCACGTTCCCGGACGCTCGGCATGGTTCACGTCCGAACGGGCGCGCTGCTCCAAAAGCCGGTGCACTCCCTCAGCGGTGAGTTTTGGGTTTGCCCCCAGCAGCATCCCGAGAGCTTTTCCTTCGCGGCCATTCCAGTCCGGGTCGGCGGAGTTCTTTGCCTGGAAATAAGCGAAGATCTCCGCCTTGCAGGCGACGTGTCGAGGATCAGACGAGTGCTTCGTTTCGCCCCTCGTGCGAACAGCACGAGAAGGCTTTTGCTTTTGTTCTTGTTCTTCTGTCTTTGTACTTGTCTCTGTCTCTGTCCGCCCGCGCGCGTGTGTCCTGTGGGTGGAATTTTGCGATGCTTCGGAGGGCCGCAAAATTCCACTGGGCGGAGACTTATGTCCTCTAAATTCAGATATATTGCGCGCCCGGCTCCATTCTGCCCTTTGAACATGGTTCACATAGCGGTTGCGCACGCGCGTGAAGTTCTCCAGTATTTCGTCTTTAAATTCCGACCAGCGCGTAAACAAGCCGGACAATCGGGCAAGGTTCCGGTCATCCATTGGCAGCGATCCTTCGGGCGATTCCCACTGGGCCATAAGGAGCATGTGGTACCCGCGGTAAGCCCCATCGCTCATGGCCTGGACAGTCAGCGATCCCCGCCAGCGGTCAATCCTGTGCGGATACCAATCCCGCCATTTCGCTGGAGGCATCAGCTCTCCATCCCATTCTCATCGGTCAGCGGGAAGCCTTCCAAAGCGTCTGCGAACGGGTTGTCGGGGGCTCGGGCCAGGTGGCCAGCCAGCCAGTCAGCACGGCGCAAGCTGGCGCGCAGCGTATCGAGCGGCACAGGAATCTCATCGAATGGTGGAATGTCGGTTTGTTCAGAGTCGATCAATGGGCCCTTTCCAAGAAGGCGGCCCGGGAGAGTCCTTGGAAACTCTCCCTGACCTAACCACCGGCCGCTAAACCGGGGGCTGAATACCGCTCGGGGGCGGGTGAACCATAGTCGCACATCGCAGTTGCGTGTGCAAGCGGCTAGTTTGGAGTTTCATGGGCCGACCCAAAGATCATGGTTGATGGCTGGCATTCCGCATTTCGTGCAGACGGAACTATAGCACCCACCTCCCATGTCCCGGCAGCCCTGAAAGTCGTGGCCGCACGGACCATCGGGGCACTCACACTTGCAGGTGGGGCGGGAGGGCCCGCACACGTGCATCGTTAGCTTCGGCTCTGCGTCGCTCGTGTCTGACAATTCCTCTCTCGATTCGCACATCTGGCCCCCGCTGTACAGTCATCTCATCTGTTAGAGGGGGTGATTTTATCCCTGAGGCGTCTAAGGATTATTCTTTGGCCTATCCCGTAGCTAGTCGAAGAGCACGTTTCCATCAACTTCTCAATCTCGCGACAAATTCGCATAAATTCAGAGTTCGTCCCGGTAGCGAAGGCTGCGTCCAGATCGAATTTCATGTCGCTCATAACTCCTCCTCTATTTTCGCCAACTTCTCTGCCTCACGGCGAAAGTTCGCCTCAGAAAGTGAATGCCGCCAGAGACGCTGAGGCACCGGAGCCCTGCGCGGGTCAAGACTGCGGGTGTACGGGGCATAGAATGCCATTCCCGATTACAGTCCCACAAGTGCATGTCATGGAAGGCTTCACCCCCTCCCCTGCGCCGGTAGCGCGTCAATTCTCGATACGAATTCCGCCTCGCGGCAGATCGGATGCACTCTCATGCAGCGCTCGCAGACACGCCTGGGCCCCTGTTGCGTTTCTATCTCGTACTCAGCCGGGGAGCCGCACAGGTCGCAGATCATTTGGAACGCCGTTCAGCGTCACATGGGCCGCATTGCATATCGGACTGACGGGCGACTTCGATCCCAACGCGATCCATACCTGAGGCCCACCGTGCGCCCTTAGCGACCTCCGCCCGGAATAGCTTTCGATACCGGGCATCGTCTCCATCTTGCGGTTCCACTATCGTCATCTGAACCTTTCCGTGCTCACAAAAAAATCGGCGGGTCATCACGTCCATTTGTCGGGCCTCCTATGGCGTCGGCATTTCGTCTGAGATGAAGTCGCAGTTTGAAGCAAAATCCCGCGAAGGGTCGTATTCTGCCGCCGGCTGTTCGTCTTGCGGCATGATGTCGAACACAGTGGGCGGAAGCCCGCGCTGGGCCACCGCAGCCTCGATTTCAGTGTGAAACTTCTGCGCCTCTTCTTCGATCAGGGCGATGGTTGACTGGCAGTCTGAGCGATGGAAGCGGAACTTCACCAGTTTCAGCGCATCAGGGAAGTGCGGATTGAAACTCGCCAGATCCCACCAGGTTCGCTCTGGGAAACAAGTCAGATTCCCCAGCACCTGCCACTTGTACTCCTCCACCATCGCCATCGGATCGCTGAGGTAGGAGTCGTGGACCATCTCTGTCGGGGCCTTCAGTTCAACCCCACCTGACTCACCGCAGAGTCCATCCGCGCTTGCGCCGAACCAGTCCCATTCGTAGTGCAGGGCAAAGCCTACCGTGTCCACGACCTGCTGAGTGTCCGCCTCATACAGCATCCTGGCATAGGGCTCCCGCTCTGCTCCCTCCATCATGGCCCGGCTGGTAAAGTGATTTACTGCCTGCTTTGTAATGCGCTCCACAACTAATTCGCGCCGGTACGTTTCTTTTGCGGCCGCTTCGGTTCCGGCTGGACCACGGGAACTGCCCCGGCTGATCGGTGGCGCCATCATATCTCCGAGCCGGGAGCCAGTTATACGGCCTCGCCTGGCGGCAATCCACATATCGCTTTGCTGCTGGCAATGAAACAGACGGCTCATTTCGGCCCCCTGCGCAGCGCCTTGAGCCGCGCATCTCTGGCTGCGGTAAATATTGTCATCGCCTTGTAATCCGGCTGACCTTTGCACGCTCCCTTAGCCGCAGTGGTCGCCTCAGTCCACCGTTTCATGCACTCTTCGGCTGTGCCTGAGCCCTCGATAGAGGCTACCCAGTCATGGCCTTCGCTTTGTGTCACCCCTTCAGGCTCGGTAGCTTCCGGATCGGAGCCATAAACGTGGACGCCACAGGAAGCCAGCAGGGTGTATTTCTCAAGATAGGAGGTTGTCGATCCGACGCCTTTCAGGGTGTCTTTCCCTCCTGAGGTGTCAGCCGGAGCCGCAAGGGTCGAGCCCTCCTCCTCATAAGCCGTCCCTTTGAGCCGGAGGTAGCAGGTAACGCGAATCCTCCCATCGGGCAAATCTGTGGACTTGTACCTGTAGGTAATGCCGTGTTCGAGCAGAGCCTTATTCAGCGGGGTTGCCACATCCTCCAGCGCCACCGCCTTATAAAGCAAATCGCCAGTCTTGGTCGTAATGGAACGCTCACGGACGATGACCGGCATGTGGTCGCGAAAGGCCGCCATCGCCTCAGAAAACGCGATCTTGTCCTCGCGGTCCTGAATCTGCATCTGTAAGGCGGCCAGCCGCTCAATCACGTCAATCGAGCCTTCCCTTTCGATGGCCAGTTGCAGCAGGTCCATCGGCGTGGTCTTGTGCGTCATAACCCCGTGGTTCACGGGCTGAATGTCAGTGCTCACAGCGTCTCCTTCTTCGGTACAGGCTTGCCGCCCGCATGTTCAAGACAATGGCAACCCAGACAAAGAGTCCTGAGGTTAGCCGCGTCCCATGATCCCCCGGCACCGCGGCTTTGAATGTGAGCCAGATGGCCGCTCATCCATCCTCCCCTCTCCCAAAGCACGCCGATATGGCACCTCTGGCAGCGGTAGTGATCGCGCTCAAAGACTTCCAGGCGAACTGCTTCCTTCTGCTTCCTCGTCAAGGCTCCTCGCCGCAACTTCGATCGAACGGCACGGATTCTAGTGCGTCTGAGCACGTTGCTCCCTCTCGTACAGCGCGAACCATTCCTGAGCGATGCGGTTCCAGCCCCTGTCCGGCTCGCGCTATCGCTCACGGTTTGCCTCCCCACGCCATACTGCAGAGCTCCCACGCGATACAGGCCACCCCGCCCAGCATGAGCAGCTTGAGCGGCCAGTCCTCCAGCTCTTTCCTGAGGGCCTGCCTGAATAACGAGGCCTGTTCCGAGCAGCCGGGAAGCGAGCAGCGTTCATTTTTCTGCCGCTCATCCCACAACGCACAGGGGCCGCACACGCCCTGATAGAGTTCAGTTCCGCAGTCAGGGCAGTTCATTTCATGCCTCGTTTCAGGTCGGCAAGGACGGCCTCTTCGCGGGCGAGGATGCGTTTGAATGGTTCTTCGCACCCACAGCTTTCAACTCCGCAAGCCTCATGGGCGTACTTCAAGGAAATCTCGACGAACTGGATCTCTTCCTCCACCTGCCGAATCTCTTCAAGGCGAGCGCGAGTGAATTCGGCAGCATCGGTCCAAGAATAGAAAATGCGTCCCCGAATGGGAGCACACGGGAACCTCGCCTGGAGGGAAACGCAGCCCTCAAGGGGTCGGCCATGGACATGCACATTCCCCCAACTATCACGCACGAACTTCTCGTCGTCCGTCACGGCCTCCCCCTCCTCAATTCCTCCGTGCTGAACACAAACCACAGATCCACCGCCTTCAGCAGGATGGGCTTCCACCACCATGCCAGCAGCAGCCCGGTAACCACGCCGATCAGGAACCAGAGCATGAATCCTCCGTTTTCGCCTTGGGCAGTACGGCGCTAATTTGCCCCCAGCAGATTTCGCACCACATTCGAGCAGCGTCTTCGTATCCCAGTGAAGTACCGCTGACTTTCGCCTCTACCCAGCGGAGCGGAAGAGGTTGACCCGCAAGGCGCGTCTGCTCTTGCTGCGCCAGGCATCGATCGCATTGATAAACGACTCTGCGCCCCATCCTCCTCCTCCAGGCAGTCGTCGCACACCAGACCGCCAAATCGTTCGCTCCATCCTGCGTTATCCAGATCGATCCCTGGGAACAGACATTCCCAGTTAGCGCACCAGCCGGGATTGTCGCTCTCGTACTCTGCCGGCTGCCAACGGGTTTCGGCGTTGACGAGGCGCATCATCGCGGCCTCCCCATGTTCCAAAGGACCACAGCATTGGCAGCGGAGAATGAGCTGTTTATCCAGAACAAACAGAAATAGACGAAACCAGAAGCCGTGACTGCCTCGCTGTGGGCAAGTTTCACGGCGAAATATATGGCGACCAGCCCGCAAATGACGGCGGCCACGACGTTAATCGTCCCATTCCTCATCACAGGTTGCCTCTTGCCTTTTCAAGAGCGACCAGCAGGCGTGAACGGCGTGGATCGCCGATACGCATCGGATCGTCTTCGTCGGATTCCATCGATTTCAGGACGGCGTACATATCTGGGGCTGCGGAGATGAGGTGTGTGTTGGCCTCATGGACGCCGC